TAATTGTAGGAGGCAGCATCTTTTGTAGGAAAGACAATAGCTGCTACATCAGTATTTCCATCTCTATTTATAGTTAAAGTCCCACCACTAGCACTAGTATTACTATTAATTGTTAAATTTTGCACAAAAACATCCCCACTAGCACTTATAACAGAGGCTGAGATTGAGGCAGAAGTGATTGCTCCTACAGTAGTTACTTGTTGTAGGTTTTGAGGGTCTCCACTACCACCACCCCCACCATAAGAACCAGTGTGGAAGAATTGACCTGTAGTAGTATTAACCATTACGGTATTGTAAGCAGCTCCAGCAGCATCACTAGTATCAGCATATATATTACCACTTGCGCTTATGTCACTAGAAGCTGTGATAGATGTGTCAACTAAAACTGCTCCAAAATTTTGAATTCTTAATTGATTTATACTAGAGTTATAAAGAAGGGTTTTGTTAGCACCTTGTGCCCCAAAAATTACTCTACCAGTTCCATCACTTGCTGATGTAACTAAACCATTACGAACTGTCATATAGGCTGTATCACTTGCAGGATATTCTATTCTTACTTTATCATCTGCTATAAACTGAGGAATATAAAGTCCAGCACCTGGGGAAGGGTTGGATAATATCCACCCTGATTTATATCCAATAACACCATCTTCAGGAAGTCCCAATCGAAGAGCAAGTTCTGTTTGGGATCCAGTTGTAGCAATTACTAAACCTGTGTTGGATCCTGTTTCTCCTACTAGTAAACCACCACTTGCAGTAATTGAAGCTGAAGTTTCGTTTCCTATAGTAGTTACTTCTTGGAGGTTTTGGTCAGTTCCTCCTCCACTACCATAAGAGCCAGTGTGAGTGATTAAACCTGTGGTAGTGTCAATTACTAGAGCAGCTCGTGTAGCAGTACCATCATCGTAATCAGTAAGGGCATATATGTTACCACTTGCACTTACGCTACCACTAACTGTTAATTTTTCTCCAGGAAATTTTTCACCAATTCCTACATAACCATTTGAACCAGTTATTACAAAATCTAAATTAGTGTCAAACCCTTCGTCTCTAGCTATAATAAATGAACCTGATTCTTGGACTGTACCTAAAGATACATTTGTAAGAGGAGCATCGGAATTTTCAAAGTGGATGTAAACATCATCTTCTCCACCATTTTGAGAACGCATTTCAAATTTAGCACTACCATTAGTTCTAAATTGTAATGTAGTACTTGTTAAATCTAAATATCGGATATCATTAGATCCATCAGTTCCACCTGTTAACCTCCACCCATTTTCTCCTGTTATAATGTTTTTAGATGTTCCTTTAATATGTATAGAACTTCCGGAGATGTTGCCACTTGCACTAATTATAGATGAGGTAATAGAGGTAGTATTTACATTAGGTACTGTTAGTATTTCTGTACCTGGGTTGTAAGTTATAAGGTTAGACTGATCTATACCAAGAGCTTGATATCCATTATAAGTGCTATTAGTCCCTAAAATAAGGGGACGCTCTTGGCTGGTAAAAGGTTGGATGTTTGCTACTGAAGAAGAAAATCCAAAAATAGCAACATTAGCTGTGGTTGCCCACGAAGCTGTGCCTATTAAATTTGTTCCTGCTGCACTTGCACTTACAATAGAAGCTGTTATGGCATTTGTAATGGGACCATTAATAGTAATAGATGAACCTTTAAGGTTTGTTACAATATTAGTGTTTCCTATTTGGGCAATATTACTAGCATCTATGCCTAATAAGTTTCGTGTAGTAGTAGTATCGGCTTGGGTTCCTGCAAAATATGTAGCGTTATCTAATACTATTCTACCACCAAAGGAAGTATCGCTTGTCCCACTTGAGCTAATAAACCCAGGAATACTTACTAATCCTGAAGAGGATAGGATTAAACTAGCTGTTTCAGCATTTTGAAATACTGTATAAAAGTGCAAACCAGCTGTTGCACTACTTCCAGCTGTGTATGCACCATCTCTTTCAGAAGAAATTCTACCAGCATTTGCGGTTCCACTTCCTTGTATAAATTTAAGAGAAACACTAGGATCTATACCTGTAGATTGATTTTTTATGGTAAGGGCTGTAAAATCTCCAGTTGAGGAGGAGTTAATGAGTGCTTCTCCATTAGTTACATACCCAGATGATGTGATATCATTAATTTCAAGATCTCCACTACCACTAATAGAACCTAAACTAGGATAAAATGTTATTGTTTCACCATTAATTGCATTAGTACCTAAGTGAAGTCCATCTGTTTTTTGGTATAAGTAAAAATCAGGGGAACCATCATATTCTTCAAACCAAATGTATGGTCTTAAACTTTTTAAATGAAGACCTCCCTGTGAAGTATCAGAAGCTGTGATAAGTAATTTAACTGTATCACCCCCTCCTGTATCCCCTTGGATAGTTACTGTAAAAGGATCTCCACTACCTAAAGCCGAAAGATTAACTAAATTATCACTAAGTGTAATTTTAGTGTCGCTATTACTATGTTGAATACCTGAACTAGCTGAGATCCAAGTAGCGGAGATATCTCCAGCAACTGTTAAATTACCTGGGTTAGGGGTAAAAGTTATATTTGGGGTAATATATACATCAGTTGGGTTAGTATTATCACCTAGTAATATACGTTTAGCAGTAGAAGCAACTGTTGAAGTTGTAGCAATATCATCAGCAGTGCCACCTCCACCACCACCACTTCCATAAGATCCAGTATAATAAATAGCACCTCCAGTTCCAACTACTAATACTTTTTCAGTTGCAGGATCCCCGGGAGAGACATCAAGACCCGAAGCAGTAAGAGCATTTACATATGCGTTACTGCCTGAGAGGAGGACTTTTCGCCATTGGGGAACTACGGGATCTGCCATACTTTATTCGTTTCTTATAAATATTTTATTTTTGAAGAGGGGGTGGTGGTGGAACTTCTTGAAGTTTAGTATAATTTCCCTCTAATTTAGATAAAACATTAGAAACAAAGTGGACATTTTTACCTTGTACGGTGGAATTGTGAACTGCCGAAATTAAAAAGGCATATTCATTTAAATCTAATTTGACATTCATAACATTTAATTTTGTATATAAATATATTAATTCAATTAAAAATGTTAACCCATAGTATAGATCCACACATTGCTATCAGATCCTGCAGGATCTTTATCTCGATCTACATACCAAGTTCCTAAACTATCTATAGCTGATACATCTCTTAAGTAAGTATTATTGGAGGCTGGGGTATCATTAGTTTTGATTCTAACTTGAGATAGGAAGCCGTTAAAAGCACTTCCTGTGGCAGTATATATATTCCCCGAAAAAATGTCTTGTTCGTCCCATTCTACATCTCCTTTAGTTACACCCCACCCTATTTCACTAAATTCAGGATCATTAGCCCCTAAAGCTCTTGAATAATAAACCGCAGCCCCCTTAGCATTAGCATTCCCAGCATCAGAAGAAGTTTGTATAATAATCCCTCCATTATCTCTACTAAAAGGATATGTTGTTGCACTTCCACTATTTAATTCTATAAAGGGATCTGTGGTTTGGAATTCACCCGCCCAAATTGAAGATATATTTGAACTAGATATAACTGTAAGGTTGCCTGCTACTAAAACCGATCCTGTAATATTTCTATTGTTAGGAAACACATACCCTTGCCTGAAATCTAGGATACCGACATTATCTGGGGGGGTATTGTTGTATTTAACATCTACTGCGGTATTAGTTGTAGGAGTACCAGTTTGGGAAACTGCTAAAGTACCTTGCGAAAGAACTGTGTTAAAATTAATAAATCCAGAAGAAGTTAAGGCATAACTAGTGTCTACATCAATAATAGTACGATCATTAAAGTTACGGTAATTTAATCCTAAACCCGGTAATGAGCTAGTAAGTTGTAATTTACCATCTTGTCCAACTAATCCAGTAAATGAAAGACCACTGGAATCATCAAGGTCTATAGATGCTGTACCTGTTCCCCCACTTCCAAATGTACCTGCTAGACCATTAGCTGTGAAAGTATCTGTTAATCTAAGCTGGTCAGAAACAATATTAATTCCTAATTGTCCCGGATCTATAGTTATATCAATTTGTTCTTTATTAGTCCCCGTAAAGTCTAAGTTAGTAGTACCCCCTTGAGCTAACCCATCAGCTAATTCGAGTCCTCCTGCATTTGTACCATCTTCAAATCCTCCTCCAAATATAAAAGAATCACTAACGCTTTCAAGTTGAAGGCCTGATTTGTTTATAGCACCTGTAGAGGTACCTAAGGTAGTCATAGGATATAACCTAAGACTCATAGTAGTAGGAGCATTTCCTACAAAATTAGTTACAACAGAACCATTTTCATCTATAAAGATGAGTCCATCTCCTCGGGTTAATGCTTTATCTACAGGAAGATCATTTAATACTACTCCCGTTAGTGATCCTGAATATCCTCCATATACATCTCCTATAAAGCTTCCTGTAAGGTTTCCAGTAAATTGGGGTCCAACTTCGGCTGTTGAACCTGTTATTTCAAATTTAAAAGGACCTACAGCAAGTTGGTCTGGGGGGGTTTGATACCCTATACTATAATCTTCGTGGCCTCTAATTCTAAGTTGCCATCTTTGTCCTGCCATAATACCATCATATGTGGTACTATCTATTTCAAACGAACCTGTAAAAGAAGCAGAATAGGGAGAGGTTGTAGAAGGCCAATCAAATTGATCTCTAAAATCTATATCATCTGCTATAATTTCACTTGAGTCTACATACTCAGGATCACCACTACTATACACAAACCATCTTCTTAAAGTGATAGCAATATCTTTCCCCCCTGATCCATAAGCACCTGTAAAAATAATTGGGATTTGGAATGAAGCTGTAATACCTGTACCTACAGGCATCCCTCTAGTAAATTCTATATAATCCCCAATATCTGTAGAAAGATATGTAGTGTTTTCAGGAGTAGAAGTATAACTACCAGTAAAAGCTATAGGAAAAGGATCAAACGCTTCACCAGGTAATTGAAAACTAGCTGTATCTCCTGGTTCAGGGCCCTCTAGTTTGGACCCAGACCTGATTTGACTGTTTATAGTAGTTTGTTGGAAGCCTCCAAATTCTAATGTAGGTTCATAAGCTATACTAGAAGTACGTTCAAATCCCCCATAAGTATTATTTTTAAATAAAGCTGGGAAGCTTATAACACCATCTTCAGGAATTGGTTGGGGTGATCCTACTGTAGATGAAGAAATAGAAGAGTTAGGAACATTGACTGAATGAGAGGCAATATTATTACCAACGTTAATTAAGTAAGTTGAATCATAAGTATTTTCAAAAACAATACTACTACTAGCTTGCCACCCTCCAGTAATAGGATCTCTAAATATAATTGATTTAGAAGTATTTGCCTCATCTAGAATTCCTAAATCTACAGAAGAAGTTAAAGAATATACTTCCAGATTAGAACCTGAAATTAGTACTTTTTTCCATTGTGGTGTTCCTGGCATATCTTAAGCGTATATATAAACTGAGCTTTCGTTTGTAGCTGGGGCTGTAGTTATTATAAGTTGACCCTGTTTATCACTATCATTAGATCCAAAAGTAGGGGTTGAGACTAATACAGTAGCTTCGGGATCAGAAGTAATTTTAGTAGTTACTAGTGCCGTAGCATTACTTCCTGTAACTGAAAGGTTTGTTGTAGTAACGGCAACGTTATCTACACTTACTCCCCACCTTTGAGCATCAGAATCATAAAACATAAATGCTCCATTACCTGACCCTTGGCTTACAATAAAACCACCATCTCCTGTGTTGGAACCACTATTTAAAAGTATAAATTGGTCCGCTATATTTAAGTTTTCGGTTTCAAATGAAGCACTTACAAGAGATCCTGTGACTGTAAAATTTCCTTCAACATATAAATCCCCTTGGAAAGTAAAATCACCAGTAAGAGTAGTGTTTAAATCATATGTAAATGTAGGATTATCAATTAAATTAGCTTCAAAACCACCAGGAACAGCAGTACCATCACTAGTTAAAAGTATATTAGTAGAACCAGTTTTAAAAGTTACAGTAGCTGAAGATGTAACTACAAAGGATGGGTCGATTTCTAATTCATCGTATTGACCTGCATCTGCCCATTGCAACCCATCTCCTGGGAGAGTAGATACTAAACGAAGCTCGCCATTGGGGGAAGAACCAGCAAGTGTTAGACCACTGTTTGTAGCTAAATCTACACTTAGGACACCAATAGAATAAGCTAAACCATCTCCTGCTATATTACTATTTATAGTTAAACCACTACTTCCTGTGTCTAGCCCTGAGTTGGGGGCTAGGTTAATACTCATAGTTGAGTAGTTATTAGTAGAAGCACTTGGAAAATACAAACCTGCCCCTGCTAAAGAAGAAGCTAATTTTAATCCACCACCACTAAATTCTAAACCACCGTTAGAAGCAGTATAAACTGTAACAGTAACCGCATCTGTACCATTATATGAAAAATCTTCTCCTGAGGAAGAAATAATACCATTAGCATTAGTAAGAGGGTTAGGTAATGTACCTACTACTCCTGTTAACCCCGAACCATCTCCTGTAAAACTTCCAGAAAAAGTACCATCTATAAATTGAATTTGATTAGTATCAGCATCATAAAATAAACTACTAGTAGCTTGTAATCCTCCGTGGGAGGGGTGCCAAAATAATATTTGTGAATTATCTTGAACATTATTAGGAGTACCTGAGGCTGAGATATTGTAGGTTGTGAGACCAATATTATCTAAGTAAAGTTGACCCCCATTACTAGAAGTATATTTTACATTAAAATCAGATCCAGAGCTAAAAAATCTTCCTGTAGAACTGTGTCTAAAAACAACTTCAGTGTCTTCAGATATTGCTCCCATTACGGAAGCAGTAATTGCAGCTACGTGAGCATTAGAACCCGATATTAATATTTTTCTCCATTCAGCTGACATGTGTTAAATTGGTATTATTGTTGGTGATATTTTTCAGTTTCGTCTATACAAGTTTGTAACTTGTAAATTAAATCATAAACTACTTGAATATCTTTAATTTTACAAGTACCTTCTGCTAATAGAGGAATTAAAACTTCACATTCGTGTCCACTAAGTAATACTTTGGGTTCAGATGCTTTTTGTCTTATTGATTTTTGATCCATAACGTTTGTGTTTTATGTATAAATATATGTTAAGTTTGAATGCCTGCGAAAAAATTTGAGGCTGAGTAGATTATAGCTCCAGCTATAGCAGTTGGGGTTGTTAAAGTTTCTTGAATAACTAATCCAGATCCTGAAATTACTAAGTAATCGTGGGATGTGTGTTTTTTTAATTTTATAGGGATAGCTGAAGATCCTATAAATGATACTTCTTCTATATTTGCAATACTTGCTGAAAATCCTATACTTGCTGAGTCTCCATTTTCTAAGGTTTCTTGGAGACCTAATCCTGATCCACTTAAAGCTATGTCTATTTTAGTCCAACCATCTTCATTATTCCAATTAGCTACATCAGTAAGAATAAAATATTCTTTAGAACTAGTGACATATGCTGTTAGTCCCTCAAAGACGTTATTAACACTAAAGGCATATAAATCTACTGAACTAGAAACTGTAAATCTAGCATCAATAGGATCTGTGTTACCTATGTTAAATCCTTGGGGTAAATTATATGCCATGTTTTATTAAGTGTATAATTTAAATTCTACAGTTTTACTAGCCCCACCTGCTTGAATAGCAGAAGATCTATAATACTTGTAATTTGTAGTAGTACCACTAGTAAAAGCTCCTATAGAACCAAATCCATCGTTGTCTATTTGAGTCAATGTAATACCATCATCTATAACCACGTATAAATACTTGTCACCTGACCAAGTCAGATCAAATATATAATTATTAAGTTCACTAGAAGTATTTGTTTGGAATACAACTGTTCCTCCGTTATTGGTCCAATCTAATATATCAAGTAGGTCTGATTCTGTTGGAACGTTACCTGTAAAATGGCCATCTGGGAAAGCTGCGTATCTTAAACTGACTATTCTACTAACGGTTTTATCAGCTGATCGGTTTACAGTTGCAGGGGTTCCTAACCCATTAGAAGTATATGCTGCAACAACATTACTGAAGTTAGTAGTACTAGTTTCAGTAATGGTTAAAGTACTTGGGGAGCTAGGATCAGGAGAAATTGAGCTGCGAGTCCACCCATCGTCATCTGCTCCGTATGTTCCGTAATAGGCTACAGATCCCGTAGCCCCTAATTCTACTGTTATATCAGTATCGTTATCTCCTGTGTTACTCACATAAGCATTACTGTCTAAAGTATCGTAGGTTAAGTTGTAGCTAGGAAGATCAGGGTTTAATTTATTGAGATTAACAGTAACCTGAGCAGACTGTGTAGTGAAATCACTTCCATCTTCTAATCTAACGTGAACTGCCCCCCTAAATATTTGTTGAGATCCTGATTCAAAATAAGCTTGGTCTGTTGCACTAAAATCACTAATATTAAAAGTAATATAACCATCAGTTTCTGTAGATGTCGCTAAGGTTTCAAAATCACCCTCTCTATACCCTAACACTGAGGCTGAGAGAAAAGTGTTAGAGGAAGCTGTAGTGTATTGGAGAACCATTTTGTAATTGTCATCAATTACATAAGTTCCACTTCCTGGTCCTGAGAATCTATTAGTGTTAAATTGGTCGTTACCTGAAGTGGTTGAAGTAGGTACTGTAAAACTAGTAATAGATGGGGTAGCAGGACTACCAAATTGGAGAATAAGTTGTCCTGTTATAGGATCAGAAGTTACATATACATTTGAATCGTAATCAATAATCTTTAAATTATTTAATGAAGTAATAGCACCTGATCCAGTTTGATATGTAGTAGCAGTGCCTCCCCCACCTTGTGAAGAAACTGAAATACATACTCTTTCTCCATCTGTGAAAGGAGTAGTACTAGTTTGGGTTAAAACAGTTAGTGAAGAGGAATCAAGAGAAGCTGTAAAAGTATTACTACCTATAACGATTTGATCATCATCTGTTGTTTGGGTATAGTAATTAAATTGAACTTCTTGAGTAGTGGTACTTAAAGTAATAGATCCTGAAGAGGAGTTTTGTATAAGGTAGTTATATAAATTTACTCCATTAGCTGATTCGCTGTTAAATAATAAATACAGAGTATTATTTAAATTTGTTTTAGGGTAACTTATAGTACCTGCTGGTCCCTCTCCTCCTGAAGTTCCTACGAATTGAAATTTGCCTGTTTCAGCAAATGCCTTTACTCCAGTACCACTTTTACCTATTAATGTAGTAGTATTAGAATCGAAAATAAACTCATAACAAAAATCTTGAGAAGATGTGGTATAACACACCGATCCATTGCTTAGATCATAGTATAGTGAAGCAAAGTTTTCTAAATCAGAAGTTCCACAAGCACTAGCATTTAATTTTACTGTGCCTACAAAACTTTGGGTAAAGTTTCCATCTATTGCAAATCTTTGTGCCATTCTTTACTTGCTGATTTAGTTATAAATATTAAATCAATTCATGAATTGAGTATAGTTGTGTTTAAGATATGCACCCAAACCATATAAATTTTCTATATTTTCTTTATATTCTACTGTGTTTTTATTTTCTCTAGCTATTTCTTCAGGGACACCTGAGATGACCCAATTTAGGGTAAAAGGAGTATAAAGCTTATACAATAATGATTTATCTTTGTCTTTTAGTTTAATAAAATCATTTTGACTTATTTCAATAAATAAAGATTCGTTTATTTTTTTGCAAAAAAATCTAGTAAATTCACCGGATTTATAATCATTTTTAGTAGGATGCCCTAAAATAAATTTTGGTACTGAGGGGTATTTGGAAACATCTATATTGTTTAACCTAGCATATTGAAGGGAATTAACATTAGCATCAATATAAGAGGTTTCAACTTCTGTGGGAGGTTCTGCTTGTGGAAATGGAACTGCTTTATTGCTAGTTTTAACTAATTCAATATTAGACCTAGGACTGTCAGGAGTTTTACCTGCAAAAAATTTACCATTAGAAGTACTCCAATAATCTCCCGTGTAAGATTGACCAGTATTGAGTACTGTTAATTCAGCATTACTATATAAATTAGTCTGTATTTGGGATTTGGGGTAGTACATTAAGCAAAAGTTATATCAAGGTTAAATATGTCATTTACTCCTAATGTTTTATAATTAATACCTTTTTGGTTAGCATAATTTTTAGCAGTTTCTAATGAAGCGGCTGTGTTTACTTTAACCCCAAAGTGGACTGGGTCAAAATAACTGTTAAAATTCCCACCCCAAGAAGAAACATCAGCATTTTTAGCAGCATTTACTATTCCTAAATTTACCCAAGTTTCTTTAGTATGAATGTTAGGACCAGGGAAATTATTAGACGCTATTAATTTTCCTGTTTTTTGGTCATAAATGTTTAAATCAAAAGCACATCCATAATTGTGTTGGGAGGTACCAGCGGGAGCGGTAGTAACTTTTCTAACAAATAAATTATTTTGTTGAGCGAAAGTTCTTAGTGTAGAACTAATCTCAATTCTAGCACCTCTTAAAGCAGGTTCTTGAAGCATATAAGTTAAAAATGTTAACTGTTTTTGCCTAACTTGAGGATGTAAATATTGGACAGCCTGTTCTGGGGTGACCACAGTACCTGGGGTGATTCCAAAGTTTTCTTGGGCGGAGGTGGATGAGATTACTAATAAGGGTTCTAAAGTAGGATCAGTAAATAAAGATTCTCCAGTAGGGGTAAATATAGGTTGTGCAGTAGGTACAGATGGGGGTTCGGTTGCAGAGTTTCTTTCCCCTACTATTATATTCCCAGAAGGATTAAAAGGAGTATTTCTTTCAGCAGGCCATGATAAAGTATTTACAACAGTTTTCCAATCTCCTCCATTAAGGTCATGGGATACTCCTTGTATAATAAAATTAACATTATCAGGATAAGATGGAGGTAAGATATAATCAGGACTTATATCAAATTTTTCATAAAGTTTAAATCCTGCTATCCCATCCATAGTAAGAGATAATTCTACAGGGATAAAGAAAGGGGAAGTAATTTCACCGGCTCCGGCTCTCCATTCTAAATCGTAAGCTAATAAATCTCTTAAAGTATTAGAACATTCATCAATTTCTTTTTGAGAACGTAAAAATCCTTTATTATATTGTGTTATAAAGTGATCATTTAATAAAAATATCTCAGATTCAAATCTCGCCATAGGAGAAGGAGGTTCGTTTTTACCACTTATAAAATAGGGTTTAGCCCCTCTTGCTATTCTATCTACTAATCCTTTATTTAGTCTTTGAAATGAAGATATTTTTTCTCCTGTTGTTCCCCCATCAGGATTTTGAGCTGCTATAGCTATTGAATTTTGTAATTTAGGAAAAATTTTACTACTAAAATTTAAACTTCTAACAAAGCTTCCTAATTCTAAACTATTTCCTTTCTGAGAATTTTTAGAGCCTAAACCATAAACGTGAATTGGAGTAGCTTCTGAAGCTCCTGGGGATATACCTGGGATTGTAGTGTCATCGTAGATCACAACGGTATTAGTTTCTTCGGAATAGGAAGTGGAAAAACTATTTATGTTACCTGTTACACTAGATACCGGGCCTAAAATATTATTTATGTAATCTCCTAAGCTAACATTACCATTTTCATCTTTGCTATCATTTAAAACTTTAATAAGAAAATCTAAATTTAACATAATTCCCATTATATCAGCCGCAAAAGAATTATTAGATTTAGGTCTAAATAAATTATCAGGTTTGGCTCCAACTGCATCTATTGGGGCTGATGGAGTAGAAACATTGCCTCCGTTGGTAAAATTACCATTTCCTTTATATTTTTGTACTATTTCTAAATCTCTAGCTTTAGATGCTAAATCTTCACTTTTTTTAAATACATAGCTAGCTTGGGGTAAACTATTATTTAAATAACAAATTTTAGGATCTGTGGATTGTTGATAAGGATGAGATAACATCCATGATTTTCCATATCTATGATCTATAGAAATAATAGGAGTTAATTTAAGTTCGTTTATACGTTGTTCTTGTTCATCTAAATTAAGTTTCCTAAACTCAGGATCATTTTTTAAATCTGCTTCAGTAGAATATAATAATCCTCTGTCGTTAATAAATCTTAAAAGTAATCCTAAACTAATATAATATTGAGGTGCTTCAGTACTTTCTCCATCGGATTGAGTTTCCATCGCAATTGATACAAATTCACCTTCTCTAATGAGAGGAAAACCCCACAATTGATTAGCATCATCATCAGGAGTATTAGTAAAAAATTTAGTACCATAAGTAGTAATAGCATCAAAATTTTGACCTTTAACTACTTCTTTCCAGTTTTGGAATATAGTTTCTAAAAGACTTCCATTACCTGTTCCAGGAATATCTCCTCCTGCTCCACTTCTGTTTACTGTTAAGGAATCTATAAGCCCTCCTCTTGTTATTATATCTAAATTAATAGTATAAGTAGCATCGTCATTGAATGACCAGTTAAAATTACTTATATAACCTATAAAACCGTCATAATTGTAACTAGATCGTTTTCTTTCATCGATTAATGCTTCAGTAATAGATGAAAAATCCCCAGTTTTATTCATAAATTGTTCAAAAGGAATAGTAGAAAAATCTTGTCTTAACTGTAGGTTTTCATCATTATCATAGTATACCGTATGACCCCATTCTACGAGTATTGTAAACCCTAATCTCAAATATAGTGCCTCAATAAGTCTAAACTGATCAGGGTTATGAGCTTTAAGACTAATATTTGCCTTACGAATTGCTCCTCTATTAAGGGCTTGAACAGAAATACTCTCAATTCCGGGGGGTGGGCTGTAACCCCATTGGGTAGAGTTTCCTATACCATATTGGGCTAATACTTGTTCTGAGAGGTTATTTGTAGAAGTTGAAAGGGCTTTATTAGGGAGAGTGCCTTTAGAATTTATAGCCCCACTAAATAAAACTAAATTTTTAGCTAGTTCACTTCCGTTTTCAGCAAAATCTCCTAACCCAGCTAAATTTATATCATTAATATCAACACTAGAAGCTACTCTTAACCAAGTAGCTTTACTATTATTAAAAATAGCATCTTCAGTAGTTGGAGTGGGATTACCTAACTTTTTTTGTCTAACTTTAATTTGGTTAGATAATCCTATTTCTAAATTTTCCCCTATTATACCCATTATGAATTTAACTGATTAAAAAGATTGATTGCTTGACCTGAGTTGGAGGGGATTCTTAATTGAGTACCCAAAGGCAAATGAAATGAGTTTTGAGGAAGCTCACTATTCGCGGCAGAAATAACCCACCATAAATTGGGATTTCCATAAAATTGGTTTGCCAACAGATCTAATCTATCTCCTTCTCCAGTTAAGACATAAATGTCATTTTCAGATAAAGGTATTTTTGGATATTTAGCTGTAGAATAAAACCTGGTCCCATTATTTTCGGTGGGATTTTCAATTATTTTTATGCGTGAATATCTAGACATTAGCTTTGAGTTTCAATTGAAGACCCGTTAGTCGCAGCTCTTGCCTTTTGAGAGAATTTATAACCTCTACCTCCTGCTCCTAAGTTAATAAATTGTTCGTTAGGAATAGCTTTTTCACCTGTAACATAATCTCTAGAAACTAGATTTTCAACAAAATTATGAATAGGTGTGAAAGAAAAACTATCTACATCTATAATTTGGGGAAGTTGAAGAGAATTATCGTCTTCACTTCCATCTAATTTTCTTCCAATATCCCAAGGAGATTCTTCAGGAATACTAAAATTAATACTATTTAATATACCTAAAGTATTATTTAAATAATCTCCTACTGTTAATTTAATTATATTACCTCTCATAAACCCACCAGCAGAATAATTAGGAGCTATTACAGAAGCAAGATAATTTAACTTACTATATAAAATAGATTGTTCATATTTAGAATGAACTACTACTCTAAATCCCATATTAATATCTCTACGATAACCATTATACTTGTAAAAACTATTTCCTCTGCCCATATATTTTATAGCATTCCATTCTGCATTATGTTGATCTGAGAATGTTTTTAAATAAGCTCTAAAGTGGATCCAAGTTGTGTTTCGAGTTTCGCCTGTGGAATCTAAATCAAGAACACCTATATTAAATTTAATTATATCATCATACCCTTCACCTTTTCTAGCACTTTCATTTGTAGAAGAATATAAAGGTTGAGCATTAACTGAGTCAGGTTGAAAAATATCAAGGTCAGGTTTAGAAAGAGAAGAAATATCAGTAGTATAATAAACAGATTTATCTCTTCCTTTTTTTCCAGGATCTCCTTCTCCGTAAGTTTTAGATCTATTAAATTCTGTATAGTCTGTAGGGGTACCGATTAATTGTTTAATTCTATTATCTTGGACTCCAGTTAAGGATTTTGCCTCAGTAGATAAAAAGTCGGTTTCAAAATTGGAAATTCCTTCAAGGCTAAACCCAGTTGAAGTAGATTTAGATCTTTTAACAATTAATTCAGGAGTGTAAGTTAAGAACTGGGAGTGGATTTCTCCTGTGGTTTTGTTACGGTTTAAACCTTCATTTGTATTAAATACTCTCCTTATAGCTGTTTTTCCTCCAAGAGTAGCATTTGGGCCTCCTATATATTGGAATAATAAAGTAGGATCTTGGGATATACCAAATATACCTAAATTGGTTTTAGCAGCATCAATATTTTTTACAGCTTGAGCTATATTTTGACCTATATTTCTAAACGAATTAGAACCTTTTAATGAGTTAAACAAATTTCTTCCTCTACTTAATAAAGAATCTACTTCAGAAACCCCTTCAAGATTAGTTTTAGGAGAAACTATTTTATTTTCGTATAAAAGTAATAATTTGTTTTTATTTTCTGATCCTAAAGTATTAGTATTATATTCAGTTTGGGTCTTTTTAAAGTATTTGTCGTTATCATCTATACGAAGAGTTTTCCCTTGCTTTACAAAATGAATTCCAACATTGTTAACTGCTGCCTGAGCTATAGTATTTACAGGATTATAAGCTCTAGCAGGAGCAGCACCTGTTAATGGGGCTTGTCTTGAAAGAAGTTCTTGTTTAGTAATAAACAAATACCCATTAGGGGATCTTAAATTAGTTAAAAAATTAGTTAATCTAATTTCATCTTCAAGAACAGCTGATACGGCACGTACACCTCCTCTTATAAGAAAATCATTTCCTAAAAAAGAAGTGCCAAAATTCATAGACCTCGTCCTACTAGGAGGATCTTGACGAAAGTAGGGTTGACCACTCCATCCACCACCCCTCCTATCCCTCCCATATTTTAGGGAGGTTAGGTCTGAAGTCATATCAACTAAAGGCATTATACTCTTCCAGCTTGTCCTTCGGGGGCTTTGTCTTTATAGGTTACAGGGGTTTGACCATTGTTTAGGTCTAAGTTAGAATTAGCTAATAAGGATACAACACCATTAGCTCCTGCTACTGTGTTAACATTAGGAGTTTGACCGTTGAATCCTAATGAAGAATCACCCTTTTGTAATTTTGCTAAGATTGAATTATCTGTTGCCATAATTGTTTTGATTTAAAATTAAAAAATTGGTTTATTATAAATATTCAAAGTTATTGAGTTCTATAAGAAGACATTCCAAGAACAGTTCCAACTTTATTACCATCCATATTAATTATACCCCCTTTTTCTACAGCTGCTACTAAACGTTCTAATAATTCTACAGTACGAGCATTATCCCCACTTCCACCTCCCATAGGATTAGTAGCTCCTATTACTATATCATCGGGTCTGAATTTTTGAATAGGTTGGCCTGGTCTTGAGATAAAATCAGAAGCTGTATCGGTAGCGATTTGGGTTTCAGATGTTCCTCCGGTTTCTGCTATTAATGGATTAATACCTTCTGTATCGGTTTGACCCCCAAATACGTCAATTGCCATTTGGCCTAAACCAGACATATCAACGTTTTCAGATACTAAGTCAGCAACCATTCTTCCAATATAATCACCTGCCATACCTCCTAACATAGTACCTACTACTGGTACAGGAATAAGAGATCCTAGTACTGCTCCTAAAGCACCCCCACCCAATCCACCTAAAGCATTTAAAGTAGCACTACCTACAGTTCTAGGGTCAGCAGCGGATCCTGCGGCTTGAGAAATTTCAAAAGCAGCAATTGCTGGGCCTATTAAAGCTCCTATTCCGGGTAGCTTTTTCAAAAGTTTACTTACACCACCACCTTTAAAGAATTTTTTAACGTGGGTCATAGGGTTTACAGCATCTAAGGCTTTACCACCCATTTCCATAGCTTGACCTGCTACACTTTTAACTCCACCAACAGCTTTACTTACTCCTCCCTTAACAAAATCAAATGCTTTACCAAATAAACCACCTCCTCCACTTTTGGCAGCAGCTGTTGTTGCAGTTTTAGCAGCACCTCCACTTCCTTTAGCTGCGCTTGTTGCTGCTTTAGCAGCACCATCTACTCCACCTCCCATAGATGAAGCAGCAGCAGCTGCCCCTCCCCCTGCTGTGGTAATATTTTTAGCTAAACTACCTGCTTTACCTACTGCATCTCCAATACCTTTGGCAAAGTTTTTAATACTATTAATAGCCCCTGAGAGGATATCTTTAAATGAGCTAAATATGCCTTTTAATTTACTTCCAGCAGTTGCCACATTATCAAGATTTCCAGTCATTGCTTTAGCAGCATCATCTACAGAATTAGAAGCGGCCTTAGCAACGTCGTCTGTGGCATTCATTGCGGCTTTAGCAACGTCATCTGCAGAATTGGCTGCTGATTTAGCCACATCATCCATAGAATTAGCAGCAACTTTAGCGGCATCATCTGCTGTTCCTCCTAATTTACCTAAACCTTTACCTAAATCGTCTACTGATCCTCTGGCTCCCTTAATACTTTTAGTAAATTGTTTAAATTGGGCAATTCCCCTACCTAGTTTCATTAACAATATAGCAGCGGTAAGGGCACCAATTGCTACAGTTAATGCTGGGATATATTTGGCTAATTGGTTCAGGGCATCCTTCATCCCTGTGATAGCTTCTGTGGGGAATGCAGAAGCCATGGTATCTGCCATTTTTATTTGGGCTTCTTGAGCTTTTTCTTGTAAAGTTTGAGCTTCAAGTTGTCGAGTTATTTCTTTTGCACCTTCAGTTTCTCTTAATTTTTGTAATGCTTTTTCTCTTAACTCAACATCTTTAATAGCCATTGCCTCCTCATACTTTTTCTTAACGGCTTCATCAACGCTAGTAGCTCCTTCAACATTTAGGGCATTAAGGGCAGACTGTTGGACAAACATGTCCGACATTGATTCTCGAGTCATACCCATTGCTTTGGCAACTGACTCTTGTTCAATGCGGTTCATTTTAGTAAACTTCTCTTGGGTAATGCCTTGTTTTTGTAATTCTTTACCTAAAGTAACAAGGTCATTATCTAAAGCAGCGGCCCTGGCTTTTTCTAAGTTAAGGTCTCGGCCTAATAATAGTTCGGCCTCTAATTCGTTTGCAATAGATTGTTCAAAGTCTAATAATCCCCCAGCAATATTATCTAGTTCTCCCATGCTCAAGCCCATCTTCTTGGCTTGATAAGCAGCTTCAGCTAAATTTTTACCTTGGGCTTGGGTAGAAAGTTTAACTGCATTAGACATATTATTAACATCTTTTAAGATGCCTTTATAATCTATAGCAGTACCATTAACGGCATTTAATACTTGAACTGAACCTATTGCTTCGTTAGTAAACTGTTCAAAGTTTTGACCTGAGGCAAGGGAGAATTGATTAAGTTTAGAAGCTTCATCTGCAGAAACACCCATCTGCTTTGTCATAGCAGTAAAAGTGAGCAATGTTTCTGATGACATTTTGGCTGTAGTACCTAATGCCTGGTTAGCTTCTATTAAAGATTTATTTAAGTCTCCAGCTGTTACACCCTGGATAGTATTAGCAGTGTGGATTAATTCTTTTTGGAAATTAATAGCCTCAGTAGTGTTCATATTGAGAGACTTCTCAAGAGTTACTGAAGCCTCATCTAATCTATTAAATCCTTCAACTGCAGACTTAATACCAAAAGCAGCTATACCTTTTCCTATATCGGCAAAAATACCTGTTCCCTTTTTTATATCTAAAAGGGATTTACCCATAGCCTTCATAGTACTATTGCCCTCTACTAACTCATCATTAAATTTATCAGCAGCATTAGCTAAACCATCAAAAGCTTTACGTAGAATAGGTACTTCTTGAACCATCTCAGATACCCCTTTAAAAGGGTTAACCTTTTCTATTTCTCGGGTAGTCTGATGAATGTTTTCAAATTGTTTTTTTACTTCTTCAGATATACTATTTTGTTCCTGAAGTTGTACTAGGGATTCTGCTAAAGCATCTGCTTCATCCATAGCTTCTTCTCCCCCAATTTCATATAAAGTGTTTATATTTTCCTGAAGGGTGGCTATTTTTGCTGCTCTAGCAGCTGATTCAGCATCTAGTTTAATTAAATCTGATTTGAATGTTTTTTCAAGACTTAATCCCTTTAATTGATCTTTTGTTAAACCTTGAAGTTTTTTAGCAAGTTTTTCTGCTTGGGTTTGGGATGACTTGAAAGTATCTAAAGTATCACCTGATATTTTAGCTGAGTTTTTAGCTGCTTCATTTAAAGCACTGCTAATGCCCCCTAAAGCAGATAATAAGCGGGTAGCTTCTTGATTAACCTTTTTTAGGTTTTCAGGATTTAAATTAGGATCAAATGCCATGTTAATAAATATTTAAAAAGAAAAAGCATCACTGGGATGCTTTTTTCATATTAGTCGAATAAGTAGGTGACTTTGCTTGTGCGTTTTTTTCCGCTTCTTGCCTAGCAGCCCCCTGAAGCCAGCTTTGGGTTGCTTCTTCTTGTTGTGAATTGTTTTTCTTATCGTAAAATTCTTTTATTTTATGAAAGGTAAATTTACGAAGCCACGTAGGCATATTATAAACATCACTCCAAGAATACCCTCCCTGTCCGTGAAATACAATTTCATGTATTTGAGTAAACAAATTTTGACGGACTAGGGGTGCCGCCTCAGAGGTCAGGCCAAAAAAAGCCTAACTCGATAGGAAGCTTTACAGTTTCGCTTTCCCCCTCAGCATTTGTTAATACTACATCCATATCAACATCTGGGGCTATATGACTATAGTGTTTTCTAAATTCTCTGACATCTTTGGCTAAAAAATAGTTGTTAACAAATTCTCTAATATCCTTTCTTTCAGAAGAACCATTAACTGCTATTATAGTATGAGCCAATCTCGTAGTTACGTCAGCAGAAGTTGATTTACTAATTTTTTTAAGTCCTTTTAATTCAGAATCGATCTTTTTTTCATCGTGACCTGTTAAAAGTTTAAAAGTGATTTTATTTTTAGTGTGTGGGAGTTCATATTCAAATGAATTTTTTCCTCTTACATAAAGAGTTTCATCTAAAAACTTGTTTTCTAAAGATGCTAAATCAATTTCTTGTTCTGTTCCACCGTAAGTAACATCATACTTTCCACCATATGCCAAAACACGTGCCGCAATCATAATTGCATTTTTATCACCCACTAGTAAATCATCATAATTAAATTTTGTTACAAGTAAGGATTGAAGTAATTTATCAATTACGGATCCGTTTTTGATATAGTTTTGGTTTGTTAAAATGTCTTCCTCTTTAGCAGTCATGTATTTTATTTCTACTTTTCCCTCTGCTAAAGGATGACCTTCGGGGTATAAAAGACCTTTTGAAGGTAATTCTATAACCTCTGTTGGTAAATTAAATTGTGTATCACTCATTTTGTATAACTTTGTTTTGATATAAATATATCGAGAAATAAAGAAGCGCACTTTCGTGCGCTCCTTTTATATAATATTTTGGCTTATATTAGTAATTCAAGACTGCATAATCGAGTGCAAGTGTTAACGAAATCTCAACTGGGTTTTCAGTGTTGTCGTAGTTGAAATCTCCAAATGTAGCTGCTGTAATAATACAGCCCTTAAGTACCCATTCACTTACTACATCACCTACAGGACCTAAAAGGTTAAGGGTTAAATCTTTTTTGTAGAAATCAGAGTAACCATCTCTACCTGTTACGGATTCGTGTCCTAATCTTACCCATTCCATTACGGTTTGTGCTCCAGAAGGAGTAATTGGATCGTGAAGGGTTAGAGTAACATCATTCCAAGTAGTTTTACCTTTGATCTTACGTAAAACGTTGATGTAGTTTATTGTAATTGCGTTTTGGGTAACTCCAATACCACTGATGCCTTTAACTGCATAGCTAGGAATACCATCCATATACAATATGAACCTATGTTGTTGTTTGGGTTCAAATGCTGTGAAAAAAATTTCGTTTGAATCTAATACTGCCATTTTTGTTGTTTTTGATTATAAATATTAGAGAATCTGTTTTTTTATACTTTTAAGGTTAAACTTCTATCAATCTGGGAAGGAGGCTCCTGTTGGTTGAACATTGAAGTTTAGGATGATAAATTCAGCAGTTCTAGTTGGTTGGAGGTAAACCTGACCCACTAATTCATTTCTGTCAATTACCGCTGCTGAGTTTAATGACTCATCCATAACAACCTTAAACGCATATAGACCTTGTCTTTGTTGAACTGATTCAAGATATGGGTTTACAATTGCTAAGAAATTATTTCTAGTAGCTTGTGTGTTTGGTTCAAATACTATATTACCAGCTTGTGAATCCAAGAATTGTTTGATGTTAATCAACAATCTTCTAACGTTGATACGGTCAAGAGCTGAGGCTTTAGTTTGAAGTGTTTTCTGACCAAATACTACAACACCTGCGTTAGGGAAGGCAGTAATTGGGTTAATTTTACCTGCATAAAGAGTATCTCTATCTGTTTTAGTAAGAGATTTTTGAGCTCTTACTACTGTTGGGAGAGCACCTCTATTTAAACCTGCAGGTGCGAACCAAGGCTCACCTACACTATCGTTGTAGGCAAACACACCAGCAATAAATGTTGAAGGTGGTGCCCAGTTTAATTTACCAAGAGCAGGATCACTAGCTAACAACCATGGGAAGTAAGCAGCCGCATAAGAGTTATTAATTGATGCCGCTGTAGAAACTGCAGATGATACACTTAAATCTGTATAGTCTTGGAGATCAATTACAGCAATTGAATCTGCTCTATCCTTAGTGTTTGTTAATAAAATATCTAATGGGGTGCTGTGGTCTGTGTAGTTCAAACCAGGAGCAGCAATTGAGGTATATTTGTAAGCTGTATCGTTCAATAGGTAGAATGAAGCTGTGTAGTCACTACCAGAAACACCACAAATGTTGGTTGGGGTAATATCTTTACCGAAGAGAGCACCTGCTACTAATGCACCAGTACCACCATTAAATGAACCACTACCTGCAGAAGGAACACTAGCAGTATATGCTGAGACTCTTACATTACCTAAGCTATCAGAATAGTTTGGAGTATCATTTATATCAGAAACATAAACATAATTACTTACAGTTGGATATTCACCATTAACCTGGGTGTAAACATTAGCTCCGGTTCCTGAAGTTGAAAGGTATTGAGTACCTACTGCTTTACCAATATAATTGTCGTCAAATGGATCAAGAGTTACATTGTTATATTGTTCAAGGATAATCTTGTTATTAGTATCATCATCACCTCTTCTAATTATTAAGTTAAATGTACCTGATGAAGTGTTAGGGTTGGTAATTTCATATCTAATATTAAGTTTAGATCCGCTTGCCAACAAACCACCAGAATTTTCAGAGCCAGTACTATTTTGATCAGCACCCGCTGAAATGGTGTTTAGTTTAAATGATACTGTTGAACCTGAACCAGCAACAGAAGCTGAAGCTGCAGTATAGGCACCTCGCACAACTCTACTAACTAAAAGGCTTTCACCTCCGTTGTTAAAGTAGTTATAAGCTGCTGTTGAGTTGAAGAATGAATAGGTGCTGCTACCACTATCAATAGTATCACCAAATTTAGCCACATATCCTGCGTATGATGTTACTAATTGGGGAACATTAACTGGTCCTTTGACTGTAGGACCAACTATTGCAGCACCCGCCTGAATAATTCCATCAGGAATAAATGACTGGTCTGTTTCGTTGATATAAATACCAGGAGAGACGATGTTGTTGTTTGCCATGAGTTATTCTTGTTTGTATTTTGTTATAAATATTTCAAGAGGTTTCAAGATTAGATTCTGCTTTAATGAAAGTTCCTGAATCTAAATCTATGCTGCCATTTCCATATTTTTGTGTTAGATCTTGTCCTATTTTAATTTCAGATTTTTTAAGTTCTTCAATTTGTTCTACTAATTTTTCTTTTTGCAACTCCAATAATTGAATATTGTACTCTATTTGACCTAAAGAAGCAACAATACGATTTTGGGTTTCTTGCAACTGGATAAGAGAATTAAGCTCTTCTTGGGATAATTTTGTTTGTTCCATAACTTTTAATTTGTTAATAAATATATTAAAATTTTTATAAATTAAATTTAGCGTAAATTATTAGTAGTAGTCTCTTGATCAAACATAATTTTTGAAGAACTAAATACTTTTTTAGGTGATATTAAATCTTTTTGTATTACGTCTGGGATGAGATAACCTTTGAGGGTTAAATCGAATGTAGCTTTTACCGTTCTTATGTCACCTGAGGGGGTATCAGTAGACATATCAAAGGAATTGATTAAAGTATTAAATTTAAATCTTTCAGGATCACCCCAATAAGAATTAGCAGCGTAATTTATAGCTTCTACTATTTTATTTAATTGGTCTACATAATAGGTATAAGCTATACAGCTATAAGTAATAGTAACAAAATCAGGAATTACTATAGCATATGATTCTTTAATAGGATTAGTATCATTTAAAACATTAAACTTACTATATGCATTTGATTTTGTATAAGATTTTTGAAAATATTCAAAATGATGTAAACGGTTAGCATCTATTTTATAGTAAGTAGAATCATTTTTCATACTAGTTCTCTTTACTAAGATAAGAGGGGCCATAATTTTACCTTTAGCATCTCTATAATAACCATCTTTTTGAACATCCTTCCATTTTTCGGGGGACCCATATTTAATAGGAACAGGAATTCTTTGATTATTTTGTACTACAAAAGGTTGAATAACTTTTTCAAAATAATAAAAAATAGTTTCATCAATATCTTGAATACCTAAACTAAAAGGTTTAGTAGTATCATCTTTAAATGATATTTGTTCTCCTCTATTTAGAGCAGTTCTAGTATTAGGTTTTCCCCTACCTAACTTGTCGTAAGGTTCTATTAAACTATTACTAATCTCTTCTTGAGATTTTGGTATAGGTATTCTTCCTTGTGTTGCCATTATAATCTTTCTTTAGTTATTCCTAATAAATCTCCAGGCATATAATTAGTGTTACACACAACTGAGAAGTTAGCTCCAAAATTTTCTAATCCGGGGTTAAGGGGATTAGCATTATTTGGATAATCTGGGTTTTTGCCTACTATATATTGGTTTGAATTTATGTTATTAACTTCGTAATATCCGTTTTGATATAAAATTATATCACCAACTTCAGGTACTACATTAGCATCTACTAAATCTTCCCTTAAGAATCTAAACTCAATTCCCCATTTAAAATCTATACCTAAATCACTTTCAGGATATTCTTGATCTTGTCTTGCAATTAATGCATTAAATAAATAAGGACCTTCTAAGTATCTACCCGAGGAAGCTTCACCATAAATATTAACTGTAGTTTGAGATAAATTATGTTTGTAAAAAGCACATTGTTGAGTTATAATATCCCCCATCAACTCACGGTTAATGGTTGTGAATAAATTTATATCACGGGATTTTCCAAATAATGCCATTAGCCAATAAAAATTGTAAAGGGTACGTTATTTAAATCCTTTTGTAAAAACTCAGCTTCTTGTGCTTTTTTTTCTAATAATTTATTCCTAGAAGTTTCTTCAAGGTATGCCCTTAATCTTTCAATTAATGCTGTTTTTTCAGCAGTTGCTGCTGTGATAAGATCTCCATGGTTTAAAGTAACCTCAGCATTAGGGATAGGAACAGTTCCATACTTACCTCTTATATACCCTAACATTTCTTTACATAATGCTAAAGTATATTCAAAAATCCATTGTCTACCAATTGAATTAATATATGAATAAGTTGGGTTAGCATAAGGTACAGTTGAAATATCTGTTACAACTCCAGTTCCTAAACTACCAGAAACAACAGGATTATTCCTATCAGATTTTAAAACATATTTAAAATATAATTTTTCGCTTCTAGTAGGTATAGGGAATATTCTGATTTTATTGTTAACTAATTCAAAACTATAATTAGATTTTCTAACCATATCATTAAATTCAATGGCTTGAAGTTTACCTAAATCATAGTTAATAGGCATTAGTAAGAAATTGATGCCTGGGGTATAGTTACCAAATCCAAAAGCGTCTAATAATCCTTGTACATCTGTGCCGGTACCAGCATAAGGGTCAAAATATCTTACAATTGAAGGAGGGGCTTGATAGAATATTTCTTTAACTTCAATATTAGCTTTTTCTATACTTTCAGAAGTAGCAAATTCTTGTAAATCATAAACTTGAGTTCCAGCTGTCATTTGAATGCTGCCTGTTCTGTATTCAACAGAGCCCCCAACACCTGCTTCACTACCGTATTGTTCTGCTATTCTAATTACAGTTCCTAAGTTAGGTTGTTGTAATTTATAATTTAAATTAGAACCTGTGATTGAACCTTCAAGGGATAAATAATTTTGAGATGCTTGATAAGCAAATACTTCATTACCGTATGTAGTTACTGCTTCTTCAAATGCTGCATAAAAGTTAATGTCTTGTAATTCTACATCAGTAAGAGGATACCCTAAACGACGAGAACAAAATACTGCTACTTTATCAGCGTCAGTTTGGAAGTCAGTGTCGTTATCATAAAATCCAAAAGGTGTGTTGCCAGGAAAAAACGAGCTAGAGCCCGGCCAGATTGCTGCATTTGCCATGTTGTTTTCTTATAAATATTAAGAAAATCAAACAGAATTACTTAAAAGGTTTTATTTAAAACAAAAAGTTTAGAATATATAGAATTTCCGGTATTATTAAATTGAGCTGTAATATCTAATTTATTAGAAATAGTAGTAGTAAAAGTTGTATTATTTTCATCACTAAAGTTTACACCCACAAAATCAGTAGAAGCATCTTTAGTATAAAAGAATTGTCCTGCTGATAGGATAGAAGCAGTTCCTGTTTTTCCAATTGCATAGACTGTGAAATCTATTTGCATTCTCCATCTAGTACCCGTGGCATTAGCTAATGTTATAGGACCTGTGGAAGTTAATAATGTAGTTCCTGTTTTACCTCCGTTAATTCTAATTGCTAGAATATCATTATTTTGAAAAGTACATACCCCAGCCATAACTACTCTAAAAGAATCTCCTACTTGAAACCCATTTGCCGGAACAGATAAGGTTCCAGCTCCTCCATCAATTAAGCTACCTGCTGTGATCCCAGTTACAGGGGTGCTTGAACCAGTTTGAGCAAACAACCCATAATTAAATGGAAAATATCCAGGAAGGGAAGATATAGGGATTTCTGTGTTTTGGTTGTTTGAATTTCCAACCCAAATATAATTTTCTGTTAAAGAGGAAGTAAGTGTGTTAGATATTATTTCTCCACTTGCACTTATATTTGAAGCTGTTATAGATGTAAAAGGTTGTTCTACATTAGTTGCTAAAATATATGAAGCACTTGTAGCATTAGCTACATTATCAATGGTTAATATAAATTGGCTTCCATCTCCTTTAGTAAAATAAACTCTATCACCTACTCCAACATTAGATGCTGTGATGAGAAATGAGCCTGTGTCTATAGGAGTTGTTTCTATTTCTACATTAAATGTATCTCCATTACCTTTAGTAAAGGTTAAGTTAGGATTAGAATAAGAGGCAGTTATTAATAATGAACCTGTATCTTGAACACTACCAGAAGGACCTTGTGGTCCTGTGTCTCCTTTAGGACCTTGGGGACCTACAGTATTAACATTAACAATACTAGTAATACCTTGGTTTACTGTTATTGTTTTTCTTAAATCTGTTACTGTAATACCATTGCTAGGAGGGATATTTATACCAACTGTGGTAGGAGTTAATGAAGTATTAACTACATTATCAGATACAGTTATAGTATTAGATGCTCCTTTATTTACTGTAATAGAGGTATTATCCCCAGAATTTACACTTACTGTTTTTGTAGATTGGGGAGTAATTACAACTTGATTAGTTGTAGTAGATACATTTACAGTATTAGATGACATATTAATAAGGTCCTTCTGTAACTTCTGGGAGTAGTTTAATTGATCCTTCTATTAATCTAGTGACTATGGGGTATACACTGCCTGTTACTATTTCTAAGTCATAAGCTGCTTCATTAAAATCTAATAATGAAGATGAATTGGCTGAAATATAAATCCCAATAGTGCCTGAGGTTGGGGGGTTTAATCCTGTTGATCCACTCATATTAAGCCCAGTACCATCATCAGCTAAACTAGAGGATAAAGTAAGATATACTGTTTCAGAACCCTTACTAGGGCGAATTTGCATTCTAGCTTGATAATCAGTTAAATCTATAGGATCTCCATTTGAATCTTTGTAAGAAATTTCAAAATCTACAGTAGATCCTTGTTCAATAGCAAATGAGTATTTTCCAGCAGCCATATTTTTTATTCATAAATATTAAAAAATAGGATTATCTTCATAATAATTTCTTAAATCCTCTACAATTTCATTACGGTGATTAGACGTAAGTGTAATACCTGCTAGATTTTTAACTTTACGAGATGCCTTGTATAAATATTTAAAACCTGAGTCTGCTTTTTTCTTAAGATCAATTTGGTGATCATCACCACATACTATCATTTTTGAACGTAAACCTAAACGTGTTACAATCATTTCCATTTGTTCATGTGTTACGTTTTGGGCTTCGTCTACAATAACACATGAATCTAAAAATGTTCTACCCCTCATAAATGATACAGGTACAATTTCTATTTTACCTTCTTCAATAAATTTTTCAACTTTAACTTTATCGTAAAGTGAAAATAAATTTTGGTAAATAGGTTGAACCCAAGGATCCATTTTTTCTCTAAGATCGCCTGGTAGAAAGCCGATTTCCTCCTTTGAGACGGTTGGTCTTGTAATGATAATTTTTTCGTAAATTCGCCTTAGTAACCCGTCTAGAGCTACCTGACATGCTAATAATGTTTTCCCTGAACCTGCCTGACCTGCTAATAAAGTAACTGTGTTGTCCAATATAGTTTGTTTAGCTTCCTTTTGCTCCTCGTTTAGTTGTATTTTAAATTTTATAGGATTTTTCACTACTCTTTTTTCTCTGAAGATATCTTCAGCTTCGGGGGTGTTGTTGAAATGGGTCATTTCTAAAATTGATTTTAACTAGTTTGTCTAAACCTGCATTTACGTGCATTTCATCATCTAAGACAAGGTCAAAATCGTATCTTTTGTCCAATGGAAGGACTA